TCCTAGACGTAACAGAGAAGCAGACTTGCTGGAGTCTTTGCTGGTATCTCAAATGAAACAAATGCAACAGCAGCAAGTTAATATGTTTAACAAGGTAGGTGTATAATGGCAGCTCCAAGTATATTTCAAATGTCTCGTCCTCCTTCATACACAGCACCTACGTCCGAGCAGCTGTATCAGGGAGTTGAAGATATGACTTTAACAGATGCGGCTGTGACAGGTCTTGGTTTAATTCCAGCCGCACGATTAGGCACTGCGGCTACTGGTGCGGCAATACGCAATGCTCCTAAGCTAACTCCATACCTAGAAAGGTTAATGAAGATGGCGGGGTATAGCCGTAGGCTTAATGGGAGAACTAGAGATGGTAAACGTATTCCCGGCTCTCCTAGATTAGATAGAAATGATCCTATAGATTATGTAGGTTTTAATCCTAATAGACTTGCAGTTACATCTGGACTAGCTGCCCTTGGTATTGGCGCTTTAAGCGGTGATGATGCTCCTGCTGGAGGTGGCTCTGCTCCTCTTGTTACTGATGGTACTACTCCAATAACTCAAGAGCAGATTGATCAGGGATACAGAGCGCCTGTCGAAGACAAGTCTATGACTACCGCTGCTATTGATGCTAACGCAGAGAAGCTAAAGGCAGACAGAGGCGATGACACTAACTGGTTTGATGCATTGAACGAGCGTGTTGACTTGATGGCTATGGGTGCAGCTATGTTGGCTGGCTCAGGTTCTGGTATGGGTACTGCTGCTAACTTAGGTAGAGGCTTACAGGCAGGTATTGCATCTAGGGCGGGTCAAGCTAAGGCTGCTGAAGACAAGCAATATAAAGATGCAGCATTGCTGTTAGATTCTATGAGAGCTAGGGCAGCGTTGCAAGCTGCTGGTGGTACAAACAATATATATAAGAACTATGGTGCTAAGATAGATGATCTAGGAGCTGATCTTGTAGGCTTGCGTGTGCCTCAAGACAAGTCCGAGGCTTTAGCTAAACTTATATTCTCTAGCACTAATGGTAACGTAATGAACATGAACCCAAACGCTAGGAATACTTTCCTTGAGCAGATAATTGACCGGAGTACTGGAATATTTGAGGTTGGGGAGAAAGATGTAAAGTTAAAAGACGTAAGACCCGCAATAGTAAGTATTTCAGAGGGACTTTAATAATGTCAGAAGCCATAGACTTTGACGCACTGTGGAGCATGTCGGATGCACAGTTCGATCAGAACACAGCTCGAAGACCTGATGGATTAGATGATCAAGTAGGCGCGGGAGTTGACTTAGGTCAGGCGCTATTATACAGAGGTGGTCAATCAGTAGCAGAGGCGTTCGGATTCGCAGACAGCGCGTTCGGACAGGCTATGGTCGATGCCAAGAACGATAACTTAAGAGAAGTAAGTAGGGTTACTGCACATCCTCTGTATGAAGATGGTGAGTTCTCCTTCAGAGGTTTACTGGATCAAGTAGCTAGAGGTGTAGGTACTGTTGGCGTTGCATTACCTGCGCTTGCAGCAGCTCCTTTGGCCTCAACAGTGGGTGCATCAGGCTCTGTAGGCGCTCTGGTGGCTGGTGGTTTAACCTCTGGACTTATGAACATCGGTGATATCGGTTTAAAAGCAGAGGACATGGACGAGGCATACAATGCTTCTATGGCAGACATTGGTACTGGACTTGCTTTAGGTGCGTTAGAGCCTCTGGCTGCTGCTAAGTTTGTTAAAGCTCTTGGCCCTGCGTTTAAGACTACATCCCCTGAGATTATTAAAGCTATTAGATCAGGTAATGCAGGTGCATACAGCAATGCAATACGTAGTCAGGTAGCTCAGACCCCTTCACTGGCTAGAACAGCAGGTACAGCAGCGTTAACCTCTGGCTTAACTGAAGGTATTCAGGATTTCTCAACAACACTAGCGGCTACTAACTCTACATCTTACTGGGATGAGTTTGATGTTGAAGCATCTCTGAAAGAGTCAGCAGTAGAGGCTCTGGTTGGTGGTATATTAGGCTTACCCTTTGGTGTAGGTAGCAGCGTCATGTCTAAAGCACAGAACAATGCAGACATAGACTACGCTAAGCAGGTAGATAAAGGGATTGTCAAGTATGATCCAGCGACTAAGGGATGGTTTAAGGATCAAGAGCAGATTCCAGTATCTAACACCAAATTCTCTCACCTGTACTCTAGGTTTATAGCTCCTGTAATCGGTGACTCGGGAAGCGTCATGGTAGGGAGACTGAACACCAATAAGTCCCGTGCTTTTGCAGGTAAGTTTACTCAGACCACTGGAGACTTTGCTCGTAGAATAGGTATACGTCCTGTACATGCAGAGGCTATGGCATTTAAATCGTCTTATCTGGGTAGTGTTAAATCATTCCTAAGCCTAGATGCTAAGCAAGCTCAGGCGGTGCATGACTATCGTGTCATGGAAGATGGCAAAGCTAAAGATAAGGCATTCTCTCAGCTATCCTCTCAAGGTAAGAAGGCATCTAAAGACCTTTCTAAGTTCCTAGATGTAACTATTAAAGAAGACCTTAAGAAGCTAGGCATTGATGCTACTTTGTTTGAAGGTACTAGTTACTTCCCGCTGCATGGTAGATTAGACTACAAGAAGATAAAGACTAATAGACAAGAGTTTATTGACAACGCTATGGCAGTTGCTGATGCCAAGGGTATTGATCTAACTCTTGATAAAGTAGAAGCGTATGTGCAGCGTATTGAGCAGCAGGGTTATGAACACTTTGGTTCTCAAGCTGACGTTGGCGCTATCTCTACTGCACTAGAAGAAGGATACCTAGAGGCTGTAGAGAAAGAAGCTAACAAGATAATAAAGAAGAAGAAGCTAACGACAGATACAGAAATAGCTCAGGCTAGGGATCAGGCAGCGGTTACTGTAAGTAAGAAACAAGCATCAGTTAAGGCTTCTGGAGGCGCTAGAGTAAACGATCAGAATGCTGTCGAAACCCATCGTATGTTGGCAGAGCTTCCGCAGGATTTCTGGAACAACTGGACTGACCCTAAGTCTAGCGTACAGGAATCTATATACTCTTATTACGAAATGATGTCAGAGAGATTAGCACACGCTAAGATGTTTGGTGCTAACAATGAGCTGTTCTACAAAGAAGCTGCTGAAGTTATAAGAGATGCTAAGGCACAAGGCAAGCAGTTTGATACTCAGGCTGTAGTAAAAGACATGGCTAACATGATGAACCTGTCTCAGCGTATCCCTATTCGTAACCTTGATGTCACCCAAGGGGATGGCCTTAGAACCGCACAGAATGCGATTAGAGCGGGTTTATCTGTAACCTTACTTCCTCTATCTATTCTCCCTTCATTGGCTGAGGTGTTCGTTGTAGCCTCCAGAACAGGACAAACAGGTAAGTCTGTAACTACCGCAGGTAAACTGACAGCGCGTATCATACGTGAGCAGTTTAAGCATGGTAGGGGTCTTGCTTTTAAGGACGCTGCTCAGCTAGTAGATGAAGGTATCATTCAAGACTTAGGTATCACTGCCTATGAACTTAAGAATACAGCTGCTGCACGTATTGGTGACAATGAGATTGGCGGTAGGATCACTAACATAGAGAACTTCTTCTATAACATGACGCTCACACCTCAGTGGACAGAAGCACTACGTATGACTGCTGCTATTCAAGGGGAGCAAGCGTTGAGGTCTGACCTAGTTAAGTATCAGAAGGCAATCTCTGAAGGTGATGTAAAAGAGCAGCTGCGTATAGGCGATAAGTTTGCAGAGGCTGGTCTTAATATATCTGAAGCATACAACTGGCATCTAAGAGGCGGTAAGAAAGACCAGTACTATGAAGAGCAGTTCAAGATGGGTGTTCTTAACATAGTAGAGGATACAGTGATGCGTCCTCGTATGGTACAGAAACCTGCTTGGATGGCTGATGAACGATTCAAGCTGCTGGGTCAGCTGAAGTCATTCTCTATTGTGTTTAACAACGTAGTGATGAAGGGCTGGTACAACAACATGGTTGCTAACGGCACTTCTCAAGACAAGCTAAGACAAGCAGCGGTGATTGCTCCGTACATAGGCATGATGATCGCTACTCAGATCATGGCATCTGCTATGCGTGAGTATGCTAAGACAGGTGACATAGAGAAGTGGGAAGATAAGACAGCAGTTAGCCATGTATTAGGCGCTGTCACATATATTGGTGGTCTATCGTTTGCTCTTGATCCCCTACGTGCTAGTAACTGGGGTGTTGACCCGACAAGTGTACTGCTTGGCCCTGCTGCCAGTAAAGGTAATGATCTGGTGTCAGGTATTGGAGCTATATTGTCGGGATCATTAGCGCCAGAGGATGTGATAGGTGCTGTACTTAAAGATGTGTCCAGAGGCTTCCCAATCATAGCAGGACTAACAGAGGATTTCTAATGATAGGCGTAACAGACTTGATAGCTGGTATCTTTAAACCAGCAGCGGGATTGATAGATGACCTGCATACATCAGAAGAAGAAAGACTAGCAGCTAAGACTAAGATGCTAGAGGTACAGGCAGCAGCGATGCAGCGTGTATTTGATTACGAGACACAAGCGTTAACTGCTCGTGCTACGATAGTAAACAGTGAGGCAACCTCAGAGAATTGGATAGCGTCATCATGGCGGCCTATAACAATGCTGACGTTTATGGTACTTGCTGTTGGAGATTCGCTAGGATTACTAGCAACCCCTCTCAGGGACGAGGCATGGATGCTTCTACAATTAGGTCTAGGCGGGTATGTTGTAGGCCGTAGTGGTGAGAAGATAGCAAAGACTATCAAACACCAGTAACAACAAAGCCCCTACGCCAATGACGGCATAGGGGCTTTTCTTTATCTGCTAGATTTCACATGCTCCTCCAGTACATGCTAACGTCTGCGCTCCTTCCGTAACATCACTTGCTTCTGTGATGTCCCACTCAATGCTCTGAGGCATTGCCTTCTTCATCTCCTTGTATTGTTCCTTGTTGATTTCTTCATAGGGTGCTTGCTCATATGAGTGATCACTAAAAGGCAAGAATGACACACCACTACAATCATCGAAATTGTTATAAAGCCAGCTGCCAATATTAAGAAACTCATCATCTCTATAATATACAGTAATAGACGGTTTATGTTCGCACCAATGTTTCTGATATACATCCCACAGCTCCAACTGTTCCATCCCTGTTTGAGATGCAGACATCACAGCCCCTGCTGGTGCTTTCTGAGGGAAGCTAAACACCAGTGTTGAGGGTGATCTTACATCGACTTCTGATTCTATTCCCGCATCGCTAAGCACGTTGCATAAAGGATCATTAACGTCAGCCCTGACCCGCCTAACATAATAAGGAGCAAACCTTCCATGTATGCCAGAAGCACTATCCACAAGCTGAGACACAGTACCGCTAGGCTTAACACAAGTGATAGCGGCTGCTTGATTGATGCCAAGTTTCTCAGCCCACTTCTTGTTTGTTGCCACAGCTTCTGCTTTAAGTGATTCAAGTAGATCAGGAAGTCCATCTTTATATACCCCGTTGGTTAGTTTACAATCTTGAATACCAGTCATAGACACGCCAAGCAATGCTTCATCTTGAGTGTTCTGCTTCCACTTACTACGTAGATATCGGAAGTCTGTCAGAGTAGCTTGCAGTGTTCCAAGAATAGTAGCAAGTCGTACCTTTCGCTTAAGTACGTCAGCTGTATCAGTGGATCGCACGACAACTTCGGATAGATTACAGAACTGATTTGGTCTAAGGATAATCTCGCTGCATGGGTTTGTTCCAAAGTCATAGTCAGCGTCTCGTCTACCATTCTTTGCAGCTTGTCGTTGACTTGCCACCCTACTGAAGAACCCACGTTCTCCACTCCTGCTTTCATATAAGCTACTCCACTCGTTTAGGAAAGCCTCAAAGTCAGGCTTCTCTGTATAACACGCAGAGTTGTTAGCTAATCCTCTATGAGGTGCATCAAGCCACCACTGACCATGCTTCGCTCTGCGTATACGATCATCTGTCAGGTTGGATAGGCTTATTAATGCTGATCTACGTACACCGCCCACAACTACGATCTCAGCGATCTTACAGCACAGGTCATGTGACTCTACGCTTGATAGTTTACGTCCAGCAGCACCCTTAAACAAGGCTACAGTGAATGTGAACAACTCTACCAAGGGAGCAGGGCCACTAGCACGGCCACCAAAGGTCTTTAACGGCTCTCCTGCTGCACGTACTCGACTAACATCCCAGCTAGGTACTTGACCTACAAGCAGCAGACTGATCAGCTCTCTGAATGCCTTAGCCCAGCCTACTTTAGAGTCGCTGACATGGATTGTTGTGTCCGTAGGGAAGAACTCTTCAGCAATAGTAGGCAACTTACCTACATACTGTCGTTCAACAGAGAAGCCCACACCTGTACCACACAACAAGATGTACATCAGCTCATCGAATGATCTAGGGCTGTCGATGGTAAGGTAACTACAGTTGAATCCAGCTACGTTGTCCCTGTCTAGGGCTTCACCTGCTGTCATCAACGCTCTCATGGATGGCATGACCTCAAGGTTGGTGATAGCTTCTCGTAGCTCCTCACCTGTCTTGTCATCTAAGCTGCCACGGTTCTTAAAGAATGAGATGTAACGATCTACTGTTTCATCCCATGTCTCTCGACGCTGTTCCTCTGGTAGGTAACGTGCGTACCTGCTTTTATGAATGTAACTTTGATAAATATCCATCACTTCTTGTCCTTCTTATCTTTTGATTTACTGTCTTTAAGCTTCTTGTATTCCTTCTTAAAGATAGCGTCAAAGTTCTTATCGAATGTCTCACGATCTGGCATAGGCCGTGGACTGCTGCCTTTAGACATACTAGTACCTCAATGCATTACTTCGTCAGTATCGTCACCTGACATATTAAGTATCAGCGCCAGCTTACAAGACTCTAGCATAAGCACAGTGTCAGCTATGCATACGTTAGTAGCCACTGTCGTATACCCTTGAGGATCAGAGACAACTAAAGAGAAGTCGTATTCCTCGACACCATCTAAGTAAGGCATAGAATCTAAAGCCTTCATTATCTTTTGTCTGGTAGTCTTCTTCTCTTTCTTATCTTCAAAAGCACCCTTAACTACTTTCATTAGCTGTTCTCCTTGTTAACTATTGCAGTAAGTTTATGAAGATACCAGCCAGCCTTCTGCAAGTCCTCTACCTGCTTACCCTTGTAGTCATAGCGCCACAGATACTTAATGCAGTTGCCCTTGAGGTAGCCTTTGAATGCAA